CTCCGTCGGCGGGGGCCCGCGCCCCGCCGCCCCCCCCCGGCAAATCCGGTGCTTCTCAAAGGCGAAGTCGTGTACGAATCCGACACACGCAGGCGGAAAATCGGCGACGGTGTTACCGCATGGAAGTCTCTCCCCTACGAGTCGGATGGTGAAATGGCAGGCAGTATTCACGCTTCACAGATCACTACGGACGCAACGCACCGTTTCGTGACCGACAGCGAGAAAAAGACGTGGGGCGATAAGGCCGCCAAAGACCTGTCGAACGTAACGCTGACAAAAGCGCTCTCATCCAACGGTTACTACAAAGCACCGGACGGGCTGATGTTTCAATGGGGGATATCCCCCGGCGGGGCGTATCAGTACTATTTCAGTCCTGCATTCATCGCAAAGCCGTTCGGATGCTTTCTGACGGCTTATTACGGCAACGGCAACGTTATCACAGCCGCGTCGTATGTGGAACTGACCGCCCAATATTTACGCTACCAATCGCGCTGGGCGAACCTCACCGACAAGAACGGAGGTCTCGCATCCTCTACCGAAACCGTCCATTGGCTGGTGATCGGACGCTGGAAATAAAATACAGGAAGCTATGAAATACTGGAAGCAAGGATTTTATGACGAACCCGTCGAGGGCGGTGTAGAGATCACCGACGAGAGGTGGTTGGAACTGATCGACGGGCAGGCAGCAGGTATGCTGATTACCGAGGATGAGCAGGGCAGCCCTGTTTTAACGGAATATGTCAATAGCGTCCCGGTGCCGACCTACGAACAGCGGGTGCAGCAAAGCATCCGAGAGCGGTATTCGGTCGACGACGAACTGGCGATACTCCGCCAGCGGGACACCAAGCCGGACGAGTTCGCGGCCTATTACGAATACGCCGAGCAATGCAAAGCGCAGGCAAAAAAGCAGATGCAATTATGATTGGAAGAATACAACACCCGAAATATACGGCAGCGGCGCTCAAAGCGGCCAATCCCTTACTACTCGATGGCGAGGTCGTCTACGAATCAGACACGGGTCGTCATAAGATCGGGGACGGAGTGAATAAGTGGACGGAATTACCCTATCCCATGAATGCCGAAGCCGTCCCGGCGGTTACGTGGAAAGTACAGGGCGGAATGCTCTGCGTAAAGCCTGCCACGGACTTGAAAAATCCGATTCTGAAGCAATGTTTCGTGGGCATCCTGCACTACAAAAACGCGAAGAAGCGATACCGCCGGAATCCTCAAACCGGGCAGACACAAAACCGTCCTCTGAATGCGGGGTTCAAGCTCGTACAGGACTCCTTCTCGCGGGATGAGGTAAACTGGACGTCAGTACGGATCAATCCCGTACCGTTCGACGCAACGAAGGTAAACGCCGCGGGCTGGATGCCGATAATTTCCGTTGCAGACCTCTTGGAAAGGTGGGTCGTGTGCATTGCCGACCGCGGTTTCGTGGGGGGGGGAAAATTCGAGCTGCATCGCGGCACCAATATAGGCGACCGCGGCGGAAAGATGGAGGATTCCGGGAAGCGCAGGATGCAGGTTTCATTTTACGGAGGAGTAGTATTGTTTACGGGTAATCCTCAATACCGAACCGAGGGGGCACGCGCCTATTTCAGAGTAATAGCCCGAAACTACGATGAAACGGCAACGATAGTACATGTATAACTTTTTTGACGGGGTGTGACCGATAACAAATATTCCTTTGCGGGAGATGGTTGTATTATGACTCATTCACTGGGGATTTACTTAACCTTACTCGTCATTTTTTTGAAATTTCTGAACTATGATAGACCATATTTTCGCGGCGATACGTCCGCAGCTCATCATTCTCACGATCGTTTACCTGCTCGTACTGTTCGTGATTTTCCTCGACCTATGGGCAGGCATCCGGAAAGCCCGCAAACGCGGGGAGCTGCGCTCATCGCTCGGCTACCGCAAGACCGTCGAGAAGATCGCCAAGTATTTCAACCTGATTTTCGTGGTAACGGCCATCGACGCGGTGCAGATGCTGACCGTATGGCAGATCAACGAGCAGACCGGGAGCCGCCTGCCGCTGATTCCGATTCTGACGGTATTGGGGGCCATGTTCATCGGCTTCATCGAGCTGAAGAGCGTATATGAGAAGTCCGAGGATAAAGAAAAGGCCAAGATTGCGGATGCGGCGGCCGCGCTGGGTTCGGCGTTGAAGAACCGGGAGACGCAGGGCATCGTGGCCGCGGTGCTGGAGTACATGGAGAGGGCAGGTCGGCAGTCCGGCAGCCCCCGCGGCCCGGCCAGAAGCGAGCAAGCCCCCGGCCCCGAATTCATGCCGAACCCGGATATTTACGACGAAGAGTAAAAACCACTCAAACACCATACTACCATGAAAGCAAATTACACCCTTGAGAAAGTGGAAACAGAAGACGGTTTTGCCGCCACTTATCTCCTGATGTGCGACGGCTATCAGGTCGGCTCGGCAATCAATATCCCGGATATTGTAAAAGGAGCGAAAATTATCTCGGCAGCTGGTGGCCGCGAGGCGCTCGTGATCAATGTAAAAGGACGAATAGGAAGACCGCGGCATATAAAATTATAAAGGCGACCAAGATCATGACACCGAAAGAATTTAAGAAAACCTACTGGCCGGACATCGCAGCCTCCTGCGAGGAAACCGGGCTGAACCCGCTCTTCGTGGCCGCGCAGGCCGCGCTCGAAACCGGCTGGGGGAAGTCCGCCATCGGGCACAACCTGTTCGGCATAACCGCCACGAAGAAGTGGCGCGGGGCGGTGAAATACGTGCGGACGTTCGAGTATTTCGACGACGACAAGCAGGGCCACCGATTCCCCAAAGTACACTCCATTACGCGGATGCCGGACGGGCGCTACAAATATGTCGTGGATCGCGCCTTCCGAGATTATACGTCTGTCAGGGAGTGTCTGACCGACCACTCCCGAATTCTGCTGACCGAACGCTATGCCCCCGCGATGCCGTACAAGGACGACGTGTACCAGTTCGCCTACCGGGTTGCAGCCTGCGGCTACTGTACAGCCAAGCCGGCGGATTATGCGGGTCTGATTCTCAAAATCTCCAAAACGCTCGAAAAGGCATGAAACGCTTCCTGCTCATAGCCCTGATTATAGCGGGCGGCCTGTTGTGGGTGCAGAGTGCGCGGCTCCGCTCGGAAAAACGCGAACGCCGTCGGTTGGAGTCGAACCAGACCGCGCTGATGTCAGATGTCGAAATCTACCGGACAAAGGCAGGCAAGGCCGCCGCGTCGAACATGGTGCTGAATCTCCGCGTCTCGGAGCTGGAGCGGCTCCGGGCGGCAGATGCCGAGAGTATCCGCGACCTCGGCATCAAGCTCCGCCGGGTAGAATCGACGGCCAAGACCGCGACGGCGACCGTCGTAGAGCTACGGGCGAAACTCCGGGACACGGCCGTCGTCCGCGAGATCCCGGCCGGGGCGGTCATTATCGACTCGATGCGGACATTCCGCTGGCGCGATCCGTGGGTGACGGTTGAAGGGTCGATCGAGCGCGACTCGGTCGCATGCCGCGTGGAGAGCGTCGATACCCTCCGGCAGGTCGTACACCGGGTACCGCGGCGCTTCCTCTTCATCCGCTGGGGAACCAAAGCGATACGGCAGGAGGTCATGTCGTCGAACCCGCACACACGAATTGTATACACCGATTATATCGAACTTAAAAAACGGAACCGATGAAGAAATTTCTGAAAACAACATGGGCGGTACTACTCTACCTGTGGCAGCTCCCGCAGAACCTGATCGGCCTCGCGTACTTGGCATTTTGCTTCGACCGCGTGAAAATCACCGAGCAACGCGGGGCGGTGTTCTATGCGACGAAGCATGTGCGGGGCGGCATGACGCTTGGGCGGTACGTTTTTATCGCACCGGGGAACATCGACCGGGAACCGGTCTACGACCATGAGTTCGGCCATGTCCGGCAGTCGCGGCGCTGGGGTTGGCTATGGCTGCCCGTATTCGCGATTCCGAGCGGCCTGCATTGCCTTTTCTGCCGGGCGGCGAACTACTACCACTTTTACACCGAGAGGTCGGCAAATCGGCTCGGTGGCGTGCCCGACTACGCCGGGGAATACCACTACCACATGGACGGACTGATAGTAACCTATTGGCATAAGCTGGTAGAACTCAAGAACAGATATTTACAATAATGAAAATCCCTCGGCATTACCGGGGGATTTTGTTTTTGTCTAAAGATTTTCTTTAAGCCAGTTTGTAATTTTTTTATCGACGCTATATGAAGCCCAAGCTCTACCTGTGATTTTTATCACCATAATTTCACCGTTCCCATTTATCGCTGTAGACAAGGAATCCCTAATTATTTTTGGATCATCATCTGTAGCAATAAACCAAGTGCGGTCGAATATTTTAGCCCAACTTGAGTAAGCCTTGATTCGATTACTTATCTTGGCATAATCCCTTGCGGTGTTATTCAACTTATATATAATAATATATGCATTCATAATAAATTATTCTTTAGACGCTTTAAAATAGTATCCAACAATGAAGCCAAGAGGCCCTGAAAGGATACCTGAAACTGCAACGAGTAAATCTTTGTACTGGTTAGCATCATAACACATCAAGAATCCTATTATAAAGACAATAAGGATGGCTCCAAAAAAGCCACAAACATATACTAATGCAATACGGCTACGTGTATTCTCGCGGCGGCCCTCTGAACTATCTTTTGTACTTACCTCTGGCGCACTTGTTTCGGGCATCTCCGCTTCACATACAGAAGTCGTTTTTGAGGATTCTTTCTTGTTAGGCATAAAATAAGAATTTTCACAAAAATAGCAATTATTTATATTTTCAGAAATATCAAACTGGTATTTTATTTTTTCATCATCCTTTTATAAAAAGGTAGTTTATCACTTTTCTATTCGCCTCATCAACTTTTTTCTGATTGCGGTTGATGTAGATATTCGTCACTCGATTGCCGGATGAATGCCCCAGGGCGAGGGAGATAGTGGCGTCAGGAATATCAAGCTCTGCGGCCAGCGTGGCCCACGTATGCCGCGCCCAGTAGGTTGAGAGCTTCGGAAACAGTGGCTCCCGGAATTTCTTGCCTCCAAGTCCTTTTCGCGTCACTGTCCCGATTTGTTGTAGGTTGTTATTCATGCGATGTACGAAATCTTTGTAGTTCTTGTACGTGTCGAGAACATCGAGCAGGTATTTTGTTCCTCTATATTTATTGATGATAGCCAACGCTTCGGGTTCCACTTTGACGGAAAACAGCCGCCCTGTCTTCGATCGCCGGTACTCGATCCGGCCGTTATGGATATCGGTCTGGTTGAACAGGTCGATAGTGTTTATCCCGATTAGGTAGAAGATCAGTAAAAATAAGTCCCGGTATTTTTCCTGGTGTGGTTCGCAGGCGTGATCCCGGAGAATGCATAATTCTTCGACGGTCAGAGATCGCTTAGCCGTTTCTTCATGCTTGATTTTAAATTTCCGAAACGGGTAATTGGTTGTTAGCTCTTCGTCGATAGCCGCATTCATAACAGTCCGAATATTGCGCATGCTGATTGCGACAGTATTCGTTTTTACGGGCCTAACACCCTCGATGGGTTTGCCTTTTTCGTTGAGATGCTTTGTTCGTAAAAAATGCTCAAATTTTTTCAGCCAGTCGATCGTTATATCTTCGAATCGCCAGTCGTTATTTCTACCTATTTCTTCCGCAAACCACTCCATCCGAGCTTGAGTAAGCTGATAAATACCTTTTGTACCTGTGTGTGTAATTTGGTCTACATATTCAGCATAGAATGCGTTAAATGTCTTTTGTTTGTTTTCCGGAGCATTGTATTCTACCCCATTCATATAGGCAATGATACGCGCCCTAATATCGGTTGCTTTCCCATTCAGACCGTGTGATAGTTGCACGCTTAATAGAGCCTCTTCAATGTTTGTGTGACCTTTGCGTAAGGCGCGGTTCATGTTGTCTCGTTGTGGCGCCTTTATAATCTGAGTACCATCCCACCATTCCGGCGGAATAGAGAACCCTGTGTTGATAACGAAATTCCGGTGTCCGGGCAGATTAACCCGATAGTAAAGCGGGTACTTGCCTGATGCGCTTTTGTAGCGCTTGTCATGATAGATACTTACAGTAGCCAT